TTGTATCAGGCATATACAGCATTAGCACAACAGACTGCTTTGTTTGCAGAGAAAGCTGGTGAGCAAGATTTTGATATTACTGAAGAAGGTGTTGAGTATGCTTTGAATTTAGACTCAGATACTATTTCAGATTTAGAAGAACGCAGAAAATCGCGTGTAGCAGAATTTTCTGGCGGTGGAGGTGCATTAATGTCAGGTACATCTACAGGATTCGGGAGCGCAAATGCCTAAATATGCAACTAGCTCTTCCAAAGGGAAGGCTAAGAAAGTACCTTATAAGAAGGTAAAGAAAGGTAAACGTAAATAATGTTTAACAAAGACGTACTAGAGAGAGTGGTTGCCACATTCGCGCAATCATTCCTTGCTGTGTTCACTATTGGTGACATGGGAAGCATGAAAGCGGCTGGACTTGCAGGAGCTACTGCTGTTCTCAGCCTTGTTAAGAGTGTTGTTGCATCACGCTTTGGTGATGGATCGGCTTCAGCCGCCAGCTAATGACTGACGTTACCGACCTTAAACAAGTCAGAGTATCTAGGATAACCCTCGGACTCATCATGTCCGTGGCTATCACCAGTGGAGTTGTCGTATGGAACGCGGCTAGTATCGCTGGTAGGATAGATGATTTGGAAAAACAGGTGCAGGTAATTGAAGGAAACACTGGGACAGACAGTACAGTTTTGGCAAAACTTGATGAAATATCTCAAGGTGTCATGGAAAATGCTGGCGGTCTTGATGATCTGCGGAGCGCTAGGGTCGATGACCTTAGCCGTTTTACTCCTGCTCACATTACAAGCGCTATGGCGGCTGACTTAGAAGTAATCAGAGATGATGTTGATGAGATGAAAGAGATCATTGCTTCTATTGCATGGGTTCCTTCAGAATTTAGTACGATCTGGGATCGTATGTATCTAGCTGAAGAAGCTATTCAAAGTAAAGCATGGGGAGAGAAATTCTACAACGAAAATGAATAAGACTGTTAAGCTCATTACTGCTATAACAGCCTTGTTAGTAGCTGTAGGTACTTTAATCGGAACGATTACTGTTACTTTAGGTAAGGGTGATGACAGCGCTAAGTATTCTTACACCACAATAGTTTTAGATAGCCCAGAAAAATACGAGCAGTTTATTCAGAATCATCCCGGCTAATGCCAAAAGTTTGGATCGACCAAGACTTATGCACAGGCGATGGCTTGTGCGAAGAGATAGCACCTGACGTATTCTTTGGGCATGATGACGGCTTATTTTATGTAAGAGAAGTAGGCACTCCTGTACCTAAAGAACCCACTCACCGTATGGGAGAGTCAGTTAAAGTACCTGACCACTTGTTAGAAGTCGTTATTGAAGCGGCAGAAGAATGCCCCGGAGAGTGCATATTCCTTGATCCTGACTGATATTCAGGTATACTAACCGTAGGCCGTTCGTGAGCTTTTAAGGCCGAACGTGAGCTTCATCCATTAGGATACACCCACGCCCCTAATGAGTAGTTAGTGGAGGTTGAACCAGCTAGTGACGACTGGGGAGACGAATTAGTCACACACCGCATAGTTCCTCCGACTATGTGCGACAGTAAAGGAGTGATAGATATGGCAGATGAAACTGGTGGTATAAAAGAACTTCGAGATGCGGCAGATCGAGGACGCGAAGCAATTCAAGAACGCGATCAGCTAAAACGAGAGATGGCTTTTATGAAAGCTGGAGTTGATACTGATTCTAAAGCAGGGCAATTATTGTTTAAGGCTTATGATGGTGAACTGGAAACAGAATCCATACAGGCTGAATGGCAAGAATTAGTTCCTACTTCTGCTCCCGTTGAACAACCGGAACAGGCGCAGGACACTGTTAATGAAGCTGATACGCAAGTAGCAGAACAGAGACAGGCACTAGCTGAAGATAGTGTTTCAGTAGAAGCAAGTACTCAAAGTCCTTATGAGCAAGGGTTTCAAGAATTTAAAAAAGCGTATGATGAAGGCAGTCCGAAAGAAGATTCGGCGGCAAGATTTGTACACACTGTTCTTGAAGCGGCTAGTCAAGGTGACGAACGAGTTATATCTGGTCGATAATGCCTACATATGTTTACGAATGTAAGGAATGTACTCCCCCATTACTTTGGGAGTTAGTACAAAGCATGAAGGATGAACCTGTAAAGGTTTGTTTACAATGTGGCAAAGCTTCCGCAAAGCGGATTCTTCAGTCACCAGCTTTAACGGCTGATGCTACTCCAAACAGGGAACGGAATAAAATTCCTCCAAGAAAGGCAGAGCCTAATTGGGAAAAAGGAAGAGCCGGTGAACATAGAGCGGATGGGTCTTTTGTCCCATACCGTAAGGCTGATGGTTCAACCATACCTATCAAAGAATTTACTGATAATCGTTCAAAGTATGAAGGGCTGTTGCGGGACAGAAAGAACAGACAATCCACTACTAATTAAGGAGCGTGAATCAACATGGCTATAGTTGGCTATGGAGGTAAAGTAACCTCATATGATCTTGCCGTTGGCGTTAAGATCAACATGGATGAACTCATTTACATGATTTCACCCACAGACTCTCCGTTTATCAACGGTATTGGAACTGATGGAAGGCAACTTCTTTCAAGTTCTCCCGTAGATCAGCAAGAGTTTAAATGGATGGACGAAGAACTTTTGATTCCTCGTGCAACCGCCGCTGGAACAGGTGCCGCTGGTGCAGGACAGACTACTGTTACTGTATCCGCCGCGGATTCTTACAAGTTCCAAGTTGATGATCTACTCACCGTAGGTGAAGCAGATGCCGCTGTTAATGCGTCAGTAAAGCGCATATCAGCTATCAACAATTCAACAGGTGTTCTCACCGTTGAGAACTGGGCAAACGATGCGGCTTGGCCCGCAACAACAGCCGCACATGCAGACACAATTATGTGTGTAGGTACGGCACTCCCAGAAGGTTCCGATCCGGGAACAGCACGTTCAGCAGATCGCACGATCCGCACAAACTGCACCCAGATCTTCGGACCTACTCCTATCCACATGTCACGTACCGAACAGCAGGTATCCCGCTACGGTGTGTCCGACGAATTCGCTAAGCAGGTTTATGGCCGCTCAGTTGAAAACGTAATCACTCGTGAGCAGGCTTACCTATATGGTCAGTACCAGAACAATGACGACAGCGATAAGCGTCGTTCAACTGGTGGACTTAACTACCACATTACTTCCAATACCGATACAACAACCACGTTGACTATCGCCGCATTGGAAGCACTACAACAGAAATGCTACAACGCAGGCGGTATGCCAGATACTCTGATTGCTAACCCTGCCTCGTTTGCTACACTCAACGCAGTATCAGATAGTGGCCGTGTACGCACAGTCATTGATGATCCTCGCCGTGGCCGTGTACCTGTATCTTCTGTCTTCACCGAGTTTGGTGAAACACAGATGGTCAGGAACCGCTGGTGTCACGCTGAGACAGCGTTCTTGATTTCGAAGGATGGCATTTCTCGTAGAGTTATGCAACCTCTCGTTGTTGAGGCTCTCGCTAAAACAGGCGACAGCGACAAGGTACAAATCGTATGCGAAGAGGGCCTTCAAGTGAAGGGCGAACAGCATATGGGCAAGTTCACTACCTTAACAGGATACGCGGACTAAGTACCCTATTAGTTTGTTTGTTGTGGGGTGGGTGTATACCTGCCCTGCAACAACAGCTAGTATTTAAACCATGACTTATATCTCGCCTACCATAAGTGACTGTGTAACTCACGTTAAAAGACTATTAAATAGCAATACTCGTACGGAGTTAGATGCAGTAGGGGAAACACTTACGTCAGGTACAGATACAACTCTTAAATTAAAATACAATACGGATGGGGTGCGTGCTGGTTCTTATCTTTCGTTAACTAACGGTGATTACCCACCTGAAACTGTGTATGTACATTCACGTAACGGTAGCAATGTTGTTATACAACGAGGAATAGATGGCAGTACTGCTAGAGGATGGGAAATAGATGCTACTACTATTGAAGTAGAACCAAGATTTAGCGCACATCAAATACTTGAAGCAGTAAGAGATTCTATACGTGCCTTACCTAATAATCTTTACGGTGTTGGCAGTACCAGCGTTACGTTTTCCTCAACTTCTACACAAGCTGTGGATGCTTCTGCTTTAAATGACCAAGATCATGGTACACCC